TTTAAAGAAGATAAAGATATACACCCAACAAAACAATATGAAGGTGATGTGATAATTGAAGGTAGGTTTGGTAATTCTATTAGATTTGGAAGTAATATAACAGAAAAAAAGGGTGATGATGAAACGCCTAAAGAAAATTCTCCAAATATAATATTAAAAACTGGGCAACTTTTTGATGCTGAAAAGCATGGTAACGCATCAAAGGTTGAAGATTTAAAAAAGAAATATTTATTACCTGTAGATGATGATATAAATGATGATGGTTCTTCTGTATGGATTACAACAGATCAAAAAATAGATTTGAAGCCGGCAACAGAAGAAGAAAAGCTTTCACATTTTATATCTTATACACCCATACCAGAAAAATATGATGGGAAGCAAATAGTATTAAATTCAGATAGAATAATATTTAATTCTAAAGAAAATGATATTTTTGGATTTGCTAAAAAAGGAATATCGTTTATGACGGATGGTATATTTGCTATTGATAATACAAAAACATTAATTTTAAATACGGAAGATAAAATAAATTTGAAAGCTAAAAGTGATATTATATCAAAGACAGATACAAAGTTCGAAGTGGATTCGCCTAAAATAAATTTAGGTGCTGATGCAGTAGAACCTATTGCTCTTGGAAATCAATTAAAAACTTGTTTAGAGTTAATTTGTGATGCTATTGAAACGGGAACATATTCAGGTGGTGGAGGAGTACATGTATGGTCAGGAGCTGGAACTATTCCTGTTAGACAACAGATTGCAAATATTTTAAGTAGTGTAAGTAAAACAAAATAGGAGGTTATGTAGGATGAAAGTAAATACATTAGTAGAGATTATTAGAAAAGTAATCAAAGAAGAAGTTACTAAAGTGGTTAGAAAAGAACTTAGGGCTTCTACTATTAGTAATAAAAAAGATGCAATGGGGTTAAAAGAGTTAATGTATGGTGAAGAGAAAAGACCTAAAAAAAGAGTGAATGAGCGACATTATACAAAGAATGAAGCTTTAAATAAAATATTAAATGAAACTGTTGGGGGAGTACCTCAATCAGAAGAAGCATATCCAACTATGATGAATAAAGCTTTTACAACAAAAGATACAGCGGAGCTAGGATATAAAGATTTATTAAATGATGATAGTGAAGAGAAATTAAATCAATCAGCACAACAAACATTCCAAGATGTAGGGGCTCAGATCCATCCTGAAAATGCTGTAGCTAAAGCTATGACAAGAAATTATGGTGATTTGATGAAAGCTATAGATAAGAAGAGGGGTAAAAAATAATGCCGCTAGTATACCAACAATTATATGATGATATATTACATACTCTCGTACAATTAAGTAAAAAGAAATTTAAAACACCACTTGATAGTCAAAAGTATATGGCTGCTGGTATAGCTAAAGCTATAGAAGTATATATTAGAGCTGCTGATGTACAAACTATAACAGATACGCCTAATATTAAAACTATGGTAGGTACTGCAGTAGCATCTACTGGAGTTGTAGTTCATCCAAATGTTGTAACAACGACTGGAAATACTACTACACAGGGGATATTAGTTAAAGGAACTGGTATAGGATCAGGAAAAGGAAAGGTGGTTTAGGAGAAATAAATGCCATTACCAATAGATAATAAAAAAGATGTAGCTGTGGGTATAGCACTTCCATTGGCAAATTCTAATAATGGATACTTTACATCAACATTTACTACATTAGAGCAAGCTAAACATAATTTAAAAAATCTGTTTTTGACTCGAAAGGGTGAAAGGGTAATGCAGCCAGAATTTGGAACGGATTTATATAATTTGATATTTGAACAAGTTGATGATGAGTTACCTATTGCTATAAAATATTCGTTGGAAGAGGCTATACAAGTATGGTTACCATATCTTAAATTGATAAAAATGGATGTGGAATTAAAAGATGATGAGTGGGCTAGAGATAGGGATGGAGTTCAAATAAATATTAGTACAGTATTCTCATTACAGAATGATCCCGATGTAACAGAAAGTTTAACATTTTCTATTGCTGGTGGATTAGGTAGTAATATTGGAAATGTTTCTTATTAGGAGTTAGATAATGATTAGACAAGATGTAAAAAAAGAGGTTAATTATATAGGAAGAGATTTTTCTGGATTTAGAAAGAATCTTGTAAATTTAGCTAAAATTTACTATCCAGATACATATAATGATTTCAATGAATCTTCACCTGGTATGATGTTCATTGAGATGGCTGCTTATGTTGGTGATGTTCTATCATATTATATGGATTCTCAATTTAAAGAAATGTTATTGTGGCACGCTGAGCAGCGAAAGAATATAATATCATTGGCTGAAACTTTAGGGTATAAAGTAAAACCATCAGTTCCTGCTAATACTATGCTTGATGTATACCAATTAGTACCAAACGATCCTACTGATTCAGATAATCCAGCACCTGATTTAAGGTATGGGTTAATAATAAAAGATGGATTAGAGGTTAAAGCTAAAAGTACTGATGTTAGATTTAGGTCTCAGGGAGATATTAATTTCAGAACCCAAACCGATAGAGATCCTATGGAAATATCGGTTTATGAAACTGATGGAACTAAACCTACACAATGGTTACTAAAAAAATCTATTAGGGCTCAAGCTGGAACTAGAAAAACTGCAGAATTTATAATTGGAGACCCAATAAAATATAATAAAATAGTTCTTTCTGAAACTGATATTATTTCTATAGAAAATGTGGTTGATTCGGATGGTAATGTCTGGTATGAAACTCCATATTTAGCACAAGATACTGTTTATGAAGAAATAGCTAATACTGCTGAAAATGATCCTGACTTGGTTCAGTATAGTGATACTACACCATATTTATTAAGGCTTAATAAAACATCAAGAAGATTTATTGTAAGAGTAAATTCGAGCAATCAAACAGAATTAAGATTCGGTGCTGGGGTATCGGATAATCCTGATGAGGAAATAATCCCAAACCCATCAAATATAGGTTCGGTATTAACTACAGGAAATGTATTAAATATGGCATTCGATCCAACTAATTTTTTATATACAAAGGCTTATGGCCAAGCACCATCAAACACCACATTATCAGTTACATATACATATGGTGGTGGTATAGAATCTAATATCGGTCAGGGGGAATTGGTAAATATAAGTTCTATAAATTTTAATGACGATGGGAATGAACTTTTAAATGCAGATACATATGCTAATGCAAAAACTACTATAGCTGTTAATAATTCTGAGGGTGCTACTGGTGGTAAGAGTGAAGAACATATAGAAGAAATAAGAAATAATGCGTTGGCATATTTTTCAGCTCAGATGAGAGCGGTTACTCGTGAAGATTATATAACAAGGATATATTCATTACCTGCTAAATTTGGAAATATAGCTAAAGCTTATATAGTTCAAGATGAACAACTCAATCAAGCTGATACTAATATACTTGGTAGTAAAAATAATGGAAATGCAATACCATTAGATTCAGTTAATAATGCTGGATATGTAAAACCACCATCTAACGGGGAATCACCAACAAATAATGGGGCTGCGAGAATTCCCAATCCTCTTGCTTTAAATGCATATGTTTTAGGATATAATAAAGATAAAAGATTAACTCAATTAAATACAGCCGTTAAGAATAATTTAAAGTCGTATATAAGTCAATATAGAATGATGACGGATGCGATAAATATTAAGAGTGCATATATTATTAATATAGGTGTTAATTTCGAAATAGGTTCGTTGGCTAATTATAATAAAAGAGAAGTCGTGTTAAAATGTATTGATACTATACGAAAATTCTTTGATATTGAGAAGTGGCAAATAAATCAACCAATAATTTTAACGGATTTGATATATGATTTATCTCTTACAGATGGAGTTAGGTCAGTTACAAATGTAGAAGTTGTAAATAAATACAGAACTGAAGATGGGTATTCTGGGAATGTGTATGATATACCAGAAGCAACGAGGGATAATATAATTTATCCATCTGCAGATCCAAGTATATTTGAATTAAAATATTATAACTCTGATATAAAAGGGTTATCAACATAATTAGGGAGTAAGTAAAATGGCAATTACAACAAGATCAGGAAAAGGTTCTCCGTTAACACATCAAGAAGTTGATGATAATTTTAACCAATTAGCACCGACTGGTTCTGAAAATTTATTTAATGCTACGCAAGAGATTAGTGGAACTAGATATGTAGATTCTGCTAGTCAGGGTGCTGCTGATTTATTAGTATCAATCGGAGTAACTGGATCCATAGTTCCTGAAGGAAGTGGTAGTTGGGATATTGGTACTGAAGATAATCCATTTAGAGATTTATATCTATCATCAGCTTCGTTGAAATTAGTAGATTTCACTTATGCTAGAGGGCACGCAAGTAGAGTAACAGAATTTAAAAAAGAAGATTTTGATTATTTAAAAAGAGGTGTTATTCCAACTAAAACGGAAACCAGAACTGATGCTCAAGGTATTACGGCAAATATGAAACCTGGATATATGGAACTTTTAGGAATTTTTGCTGGAAACCCACTTACTAAAACAATGAATAATGATACAAAAATTACATTTCGTGAAGATGCTGATAGACTTACTGTAACTGTTGGTGGTAAAGACTATATTGCAATAGATGAAGATTCCGCAATATTTAAGATAGGGCCTAATACAGGATCTTTACCAACAACAATACAATCACCACTAACTGTTAATAGTGGTTCAACGCTTAAAGATACTGTTCATATCAATACATCTACTGTAGATTGGGGATTTGATAATAGAAGTAGTGGTGGTAATATAGAA